CACGTAGCGTGGCATGGTGAGCATGCGGACTATGACAATCACGTTATTTATTACAGTAAGTCTGAGGACGGTGGGCAGAATTGGGAGACGGAAGTTCTATCACTGTCAAATAACGGTATGGCAAATGGTTCTATAACTGTAGATAGTGATAACAATGTTTATATTGTATTTTCAGCTTTTGGTAATCCAAATAATACAGCTCCTTCTAATTATGTTGCTTACTTAGAGGGGGGCGAATGGAAAAGGTTAACAATCAGCAACTTGGAAGCCATTGATATGGGAAGGGATCATTATCATCCTCACTCTTTATATGACCCGCAATTCAACCTAAAATTCTTAGACAATTCACCACCACTTATTACTTCTGTGTCTAAAGGAGAAAACCCAAGAATAGTTTTTCGTGGTCATTGGCAAGAAGGCGAAGAAATCCCACTAGAAGAATCCACCGCCATCTACCGCATCAACCGAGAAACCGACGAATTGATCGTATGGGTGCAGAGGGATGACAACGTTACGATCACCGCATTTGCCAACGATCAAGAAATGGAGAAGGAAACCGAAGGCAACGAAGACCAGTTTTCGATACAGTTGTCAGAGTCCGCAGAGATTGAGTTGAAATTCGAGATGACTCAGCCTGACGGCGACGAAGTGCGAAGGATTACGAAGGTGTTAGGAGGGGTTGCTCGTGTCTGATAAAAGGACGCACTCATTTCCAGCCAAAGAACAACAGTTACTCCAAGAAATAAAAGACCTCAAACAATCGCAAGGAGAGCAAGACAGTTACTTGGTTGATCAAGATTTTAGAATATCAATTATAGAAATGGGGCTTTAATAATGACGTATACAACATGTAAAAGACTAATTGCGAATGGGAACTATGAAAAAGAAGATTTGAAAATGAAGCTGGATATTTTCCTTCTTAACGATCGAGTGAGCGAAGCAGAATACAATGAATTAATCAATCTAATCAACGCCGAGTAGGGCGTATTTTTTATGGGTGAAATGAGGTGGTGGTACATGGAAGACGGTAAAGCATATATCAGGTCTGATGCAGCAATCTCAAAAGTGGTTGCTGCATTTTTACTTGTATCTGGGGCATGGCTCGCCCCGTCTGGGGTGCTCTTTATTACGATGACGGAAGATGAGATAAGCGGTATACGACCATACGAATACATCCAGCGTTATTTTGATATGGACCTCCTGGGTATCTTGTTCTTACTCGTTTCGCTATTGCAAATCTGGCTGGGTCTTGGTCAGCTAATCAAGTTTTTGGAGCATAAATCCACAATATGGGCGTTGTACGTGCTGGCAGGACTTGCAGGAGTGCTGTTGCTATGCCTGCATACAGCCATTGTTATTTTGACAGCAGAGTCACTCATTACAGTAGTAAGACAAATGGTGTTTTTAGGCATCAACATGTTATGTATCACAGGACCGGGGGTGTTTATGTGGATCAAGCAAATACGCGCAGCGGCACAGACCCCGTGACGTGGGACAAATTTAAAAAAGAACGCATGGCGATCTCTCAAGAAATCATTCAGGGGGATGCAGCTACTGAGCGCAAGATGGTTGATCAGTTTAAACGCATAACAGACGCCACCAATCGTGCGGCAGAGAATCAAGAAAAGCTTCTCACTCGCATTGCTGATACCACTGATTCCAATACTGCAGCTATTCGGGAGCTTACTAAAGCGCAGGAACATCTCAATTCCTCAATAAACCAAATTCAGAATGAACATGGTAGAAGGCTAGAGAACATTGAGTCATCAAGAGCTCAGGAGCACGAAATCAAGACCATCAGCCTTAAAGGTTGGTTTGGTGTAGGTGCTGCCGCATTAGGTGGCACTGGCATTATAACGGTTATTGTTACGTTCTTACTAAATTATTTACCAAATTACTGAGGGGAGAATGAAAAATGAAGATGGATAAAGGAACTTTTATTAGAACGGCCGTGCTAGTTGTGGCATTGATCAATCAGTTTTTAGCATCAGCTGGACTATACGTTATCCCTGGAACCGAGGAGCAGCACACGGAGGTTATTGCAACGATTATTACTGGTATTGCCGCAGCTGTTGCTTGGTTTAAAAATAACTATGTGACTGCACGTGGTAAAGCACAAAAAGAAGCGCTCAAAAGGCAGAACCTAACCAACGCCAAATGAGGCATATTTTTTATGTCGAGAGGAGTGATTTAAAGTGGTCAGAGTGCAAACACCCCGTTTGAATTGGGGTAACTTATCTAGGATGCGTAACATCAGACGCGGTATTATCCATCACCCCGCAGCAGTCAGATACTCGTATTTACAGGTACACAATCAGCATCGTGGACAAGGTTGGAGCGGTGCTGGATACACGCATTACATGCACAAAGACAAAACAGCCTATATCCTTCGTGGCAAGAATCAAGGTGCTCATGCAGCCGGTCATAACCATGACTCGTTTGGCTATTGCCTAGAAGGTAATTATGACATCGAGTATGTGGATGATGATTTGTTGATCGAATTTGCCAAGTTCGTTCGGCAAGAATCAGCAAAAGAGTTTGCACTAATTAACTCCAATTTCCAGCGGCACAGAGATGTGGGCAGCACTTCATGCCCCGGAAGAAACTTCCCCTGGAATCGCTTTTTAGCGTTGGTTACTGCAAAGGAAGCTCCTGCTCCTGCTAATGTATGGATGGGTAAAAGCGGACAAGAGGTAAGAGAGTTACAAGATAAGCTCATTGCTGTAGGCGAATCACTACCTAGGTTTGGTGCTGACGGACATTTTGGTGATGAGACACTATTAGCTGTTCAATCCTTCCAACGCAAGCATGGTATCAGTAGTCCGAGTGGTCGCTTTTATGGCGTTCCTGGTCCAGCTACTCAAGAAAAACTTGATGCACTAATCATTGCAATGAAAGATGAGGAGGCGGAAGATTTGAAGAATGTAATTTTTTGGCCAAGCAGTCCTTCTTTAAGGGAATCAGCACATAAGATGTTGAAACGGGCTGTTGATCGGGATCATATCGACAAGAGGTGGTTGGATCAGTACGAGAAAAAAGAGCTGCGCATGGCTGATTTTATTACGCTTAAAGTGCACATTGATATGATGCCAAATGATTCGGATGTATATGAAGTGCATAGAGAGGATTGGGAGGACTACACTGAACGGGGTCTTGTGAATGGCGAGAACCAAATGATCTTGTGACTCGTTCACAATTGACGACCATTTGGGTAGAAAAGAAAGGGAAGAAAAATAACATTGGCAAATGTTGCATCTGCTAAAAATGGTGTGAATATAGTCCGATAATGATACAATGAAAGTCCATCATTTGTTCGGTGTTTATCGAGCAATTAGCCCTCACTTCTGTGGGGGTCTTTTTTTATGTAATAAAGCCCGCGTCATAACCAGCACGGGCTTTATTGAGGTCCTTTATCTTGTCCCCTTCCATATCCTTCTTCAAAATTCGGGAAAATATTCCAAAATTCATTGACCCCTAGTATAAAAGTCTGTAAATTTGTAATTGAGAGAGTCGAACAGGACATGGTGTACTGTTCATATAAGAGCCCGTGATCATAAGATCTGGGCTTGTTTTAAATTTTAGGGGGAGTTCCATGGCTGTTGAAATCGATTGTGCGAATAAACAAACACGAGCTAGGACAACTATTACATTAGACAGACATCCAGATTATTGTCCAATTTGTAATATAAGACAAATTCCTGAATTTATTATGGCTCTGATCCAAAAGGATCTAACAACGGAATTAGTTGAATGTGTGCACAAATGCACCAATAATAAGTGTAATATTTTATTCTTGAGCCATTACAAAAAAGTAAATTCGATGTATTTCGATTGGCAATATAATTTTTCGATGCCGAATTTTCCAGAACGTATAGAAGTAGCAGATGAGATTAAGTCATTTTCATCAGAGTTCGAGGAAATTTATAATCAAGCTCACTTAGCTGAACAAGACCGCCTTATCCATGTTGCCGGAATGGGTTACAGAAAATCTCTTGAGTTCTTAATCAAAGATTATAGTATTGAAATTATAGGTTGTGATCGAGAACGAATCGAGAAAATGAGTTTGATGGCCTGTATAAAAGAAAATTTCGAGAACACAAGAATCAGGGACAATGCAGAAAAGGCTGCGTGGATTGGTAATGATGAAACTCATTTTAAAAGAAAGTGGCCAGATAAAGATATTGATGACCTGAAGTTGTTGCTCGAACTAACAATGAATTACATGAAAATGGAAGTTCAAAGTGAAGAAATGGTTAAATCATTTGAGAGTAAGGAGGATTAAGTTGAACATCATAATGAATATTCACGATGAGGAAGATTTGGGATTGACTTTAAAATATATGATATTGGAGCTAGCTAAAGATTTAGACATAACAAGCTTAAATGATGTAGTAGTTTCTGAAGATATCAGTAAAGATGTAATTGATTTCCAAGAAAAGTATCTGCAAGATGGGCAAAGTGGGCATAGATCTGGTGAAATTGCAGGAAAAGTTATCTCATATCCCTTGAATCATAAATTTTCCCAAGCTATGTTCTTAAATAGCGAAATAGTAAATGATTTAAATAGTGATGATGTTTGGAAACAAGGAAGAGCTCAACATTTTATTCATCATGAATTAGTACACGTGTATGATAATCAAAATACCGAAGCTTTTTTCACCAACATATTGAATGAATGTAATCATCCAGTAAAATTCGGCATTTACTCTCTAATTGAAATAATTTGGGGAGAATATATAGCTAATGTCTTATCTAGTCCAACTGCCAATAAGTATGTGATATATGATTCAAAGGTAGAACTTGAATACCAAATAGACAAATTTAATTCTGAGGTTAGTGAAATAAAGGAAGGATTTCTAATACATCAAGATAATGATAAATGTTTGCAAGAATTGGTTCTTTCTACTGACGGAATTTTATACAGAGTTGCGCATTTGTTAGGATATGATCATTTTTATGAAATGGATATAAGTTACAATGATCCTATATTAAACAGATTCTTGAATGAGTTTGGCGAGATTCTTAAAGAACTGTATGTCTCATATCCTAACTGGGGTAGCCAATCCGTATTGGACAGTATGTTTTACTGTATTCTCTCTTTTTGGGAGGAAATTGGTTTTGATTTAAAATATAAATAATACTCGGAAATGAAAAAGCCCTTTTCAGGGCTTTTAATTCTCTAACACATACTTGGCAAGGAACTGATGTAGAAGTTCCTCTTGTTGCTGTGGAAAGTTACCTAGATAACTTTCGTTTTTACCGAAAAAAATTATAGTGTTATATATAATTAACTCATCACTAATTTCTAAGCGGTGCAAACCTTGATCCTCGTTTTCAATTTGTTGACCGTAGACCAGGATGCACTCTTCTAAGCCGTAGTCTTCTAAATCAAGATATGCAGCACTATTACTTCCAACAATACTATTCAATCTCTTATGTGACTTTGATATTCTATTATATTTACCATAACTAGATATCCCTATGGATGCAATTTCATAATCATTATCCAAATTAATAATTCGTGCATTTACAGTGCTTTTAATTCTATTCAAATCCATACAGTGACACCTCACTCATTAATTTCATACCCCTCATTAAAGAAATCTGATTCAGCCATTACAGAATCATCTCGATAATAGAATGTTACTCTCGGTGAGTCATATCCCCAAGTTTCAACCATCGTTGTTATTCCGAGGCCGACATCCTCAGCAAGTTCTTGCTTTTCTGCATCGGAATATAGAGCCACATCATTCTCTACATACACAGAAATGTGTTCCCAATCATCATCGTTATTTCTCGTACTGATACTATTTATATATTCGTTGTCTTCAACTAACCAGTCCATGTCTTCGGCAGCCATTTCTGGGTTTTGTTCGGATGTGCCTGAAGGTTCACTCTCATCCCCATCATCCATGATTTCATCTATTTCTTCATCTGTAACTTCATTCTCAGCTAATCGATCAGCAAAGCTTTCGGAATCATCATCTTCTTCGGATACAGACGCGTCATCATTAACTTCGTCCACGGGATCAACGGGCTCGCCACCCTCATACCTTACACAGCCAGTAAGCAATACCGAAATACCTATAAATAAAAGATACTTCTTCATGAAATCCTCCCATAAATTGTTATTAATTACTCCAATAGTAATGGATTTAGACTGTATGAGCAAACAGATCATTAACAGATCGTGACTGTAGTATTGATAAAGATGTACGGTCCACATTGTAATTGGTTTCAGTGATCACCCATATGTGCGGAAAATAAGGATTGCTAGGTTGCCAATCAAATGATTTCCAAGACCCTCCATAGTAATGTGATTCATAACGTTGCACCTTTTGATCAAAGACCTTTTGGCTGTATTGTGTGCGCTGGATTTCAACATAGAAGGGAGAGTCCTTCCAGATCATCAGCACATCCGGTTCAATGCCTCCCTTAACGCCTAGCTTGGCTCCACCTCAAAGAGGGCAGGTGTCTCATGTTTGCAGCATTCAATATAAAAATCGGTGATGGCCATAAAGTGTGGCATCTTGGTGCTGTCCGTTTTGATCTTGCTCTCGGCCGGCATATAAAAGTACTGATTATAACCGGTGACTGCTTTATACGACCGTCTCTACGCAGTCTTTTTAGCACAGCATTACACACCTTCACTGACTGCCTCAATTCCCCGAAATGAAGCTTTATAATCTGGTCGCGGCTCATAACCCTAAACCTCTGCAAATCGCTCACAATCGCCTTATCACGGTCTCTCATGCTTCAACACCCCAAATATTTTATTTTCTTTTTTAGGCTGATCAGCAGGGATGGAAGGGGAGGTGTCCACGGTCTCTTCTGCTGGCTTTTCCACCTTGTAAGGGGCTAACAGCCTTTTAGCTTCACCCTCACTCAAATAAGGAGCCTGCACCTCCTGTAACTGCTCCAGCTTAATAATCATCCTGCCTTTATCCTTAGACTCAATCTGCTCAGATCCTTTGGTGCCGATGATCCGGCTGTTAATGGCATCAGCCGTGCGAAAGCCCATACGAACAGTGAGGTTTACTTTGAGCTTACCGTCCATTACTTTGCTGTCAGGACGCTGCATAGACAGAATTAAAAAGATGCCAAGCGCACGACCCACAGCAGACAGATCCTCAATGATCGCCATAACGGATTTATCCCTTTGGAGCAATGCCACCTCATCGATGCACAGGACGATATACGGCAGTTTCTCTGGCAGATCATGGATGTGTGTGACCTCATGTTTATCCAGAAGATCTCCACGACGTAAGGACTCATTTTTCAATCCCTCCAGGGTCCCCCTAAGAGCTTCAGCAGACACGTCAACACTTTGAACATGAGCTATCTGTCTGAAAAGGTGAAACTCCGATCGCTTTAAATCAGCCATGTATATCTGTAATTGTGTAGGATCAAAACACAAAATAAATGTAGTGATAATGCTACGGAGCTGAGTGGATTTACCAGACCCCGTTTCTCCAGCAATTAGTAAATGCGGGTGTATGGTCATGTCATATACCACATCTTGGTTATAAATATTTTTTCCTGCATATATACCGAGCGCCTTTTGATCTATTAATTGGACAGATTTACCAGCTAAGAATTTAAAGGATTGATTGAGAGTCCTGTCGAAAATGGTAAGCGTGAAGGATTTTATATCGTCTCCGGAAAGCTCTAAAGAGCGACCGAAGAACTGACGAAAGACGAATTCTTTTTTGAGAACATCCTTTGGATCCATGCCATTTGGCAACGTAAAAACGTATCTCAAACGATACTCAGTGACATCAATATCATGGATTTTAGGATAGATGTACTTCTCGTACTTTCCGCTTTTGTAATGCAGACAAATGCCGGCTGTGTAAAAGCAGTCGATGAGTAGACGATGAAATTTTTCTTATAACGCCGTTTCATCAAAAAGACACCAATGGGTTTAGATATACAAACAGAACTAGCCCGCCAATAGTGAGCCATGGTATGGCATAATCAACGGTTTGAGCAATGGTTTTGGCCAAGTTACTGTTTCGCCTCACTGTGCTTCTCTCGGACAAGGCCATGCCTATAAGTCCAACGCCAGAACCAACAACAATGATGTACCCATTAATAATCGCATCATGCATACTAAATCCCTCCAATGTAGTGGTGGGGCTCAGCCAGCAAACGTCGCTCGCTTACGCTCCCTCTGCGTTGCTTTAAACAGATCTTGGGATTATTGCCATATCAACTTAAATCAACCGAAAACCACGGTAGGGAGACTGTGGTAGATGCTTTGGCAGCTACTAAAGTTGATAGACAAGCATATCGCTTTTGCCTACCGTGGCAACGGCTATGGATGATCTTATGCAGGTACGCTTGTACATGTTTCACACTACTTTTACATTTATCACATAGATGGGTATTAAAATCAGATAAATGGACATGACTGTTTCCAGAGGTGATAAGCGTGGGACTAGGCAAAAAAAGATCCAAATTTGGTCAGTTTATAGACAAGCATTCTATCTCGCAGACAGACTTGTCCGTGGCGAGTGGGGTAAATCGGAATACAATCAGTCGGTTGTGTAAGGACTCAGAAAATGCACCGTCGATAAAGAACGGGAGCAAGCTTCTTAATACTCTGAGGGAGGAGGGATATGATGTTAACTTCGAGGACTTTTGGGGGTGAAAATTGTGAATATGTGTGAAATCTATCCTAGACAGGGAATGTATGTTCGTATATACTGTAAAAACAAACCCTCTCTTTAGGAGGGCACTAGTACCTGTTTTTGATAAACTTGTACAAATTAAGGAACTCTTGCATCACTTCTAATTCTTCATCTGTATAACGCTCAGCCATGAAAGGCGTGTCAGTGCGGTTAAGTAAGTAATCAATCGATACCCTGTAATGATCAGCGAGCATAATCAATGATTCATAAGGCATCTGCCGTTCGCCTGTTTCATAATTACCGTACGTATTCCTGGCAACGCAATAATATCCGCAACTTGTTTTTGTCCTAAATTATGTTGATTGCGTAGATCTGCCAACCTTGTGTGCATTTGACCGTTACCCCCTAGATCTAAAGGATATATCGGACAGCAAGGTTAGAGGTTTAATGTCTCAAAACGAGACTTTAAAAACGATTATGTCACGATGTAATTACTTGAGGTGATCTGATGAGCAACGAAGAGGTTAATTTAAACAAGGTTTCATACATTTTAGGAATTAACGTTGAAGATTTGAGAGCTATTCGGAATCAAATTGCCGAACAGAGCGCAAGTAAGAAATAAATGCTTGTGCTTCTTTTTCAGTTACTTCTTTACCGTCTAACGTCATTGACAGGTTCTTAATGGTTTCATCGTCTGAGAGCTCTATTGAGTTTATTAACATACGCTCATTATTATTTGGAGATTGGAGCTCATGTCGTTCGATGATAAATTCTAACGCTTCTAAAATTGCAATTTGATTTTCATAATCATTATCTGCAAAAGATTGCTTGATTGTTTTTGCATTTAGCTTATTATCAAATTCATTTTGGAGCTCTTCAATATCCTTGTTGTTAAAATCTTCTTTGTCCTCTAGATACTTCTTGTATCTTTCCTCAAAATGATAATATTCGTCCGCAGTATTGAATTGCCCACTCAAATTATATTCGCTTAAACTAATATAATATACTAAGTCATCACGTACTTCTTCGTGGAATATGCCAGTTACATTTGTCAACAAAGGCAGAATATTATCTAGTTTCTTGTGCATATTTTTTTGATCGTCATTATACCTCAGTAGTATTTCCTCTGACTCATGATCCTCCACTAGTTCAGTTATAGATACCCCTAAAACAGAAGCGATTCTTTTTACCACACTTAAGCTAGCATTATACCTAAAGTTCTCTACATCAGCGAGGTAAGACCTTGATATACCAGCTTTTTTAGCCAAGTCGTTCTGTGTCAATTTAGCCGCTTTCCGCATTTCTTTAATGTTGTTTTCGTTTGACATTTTTTGGTTCCCCCTAACTAAAGTAAATTTAATTTGATTTTAAAGAAATTAATTTATATCACTGTAATACACAGTATATACCCTTTACAGTCGGATATACAAGTACTCAAAAGACGGAAATACTAGTAATTTTTAGAAAATAGACGGATATACAAGTAAAAACTCTATATATCCTCTCTAATCCTTTAATTTAGTCGATTTTAAGAGTTTACTCAATGACGGAAATACAATACATTAATATGCACAGGAGGTGACAACATGATCGATCCTAAAGAGCTTGGCAAAAGTATTCGTTATGAAAGAGACAAAACGGGCATGACTCAAGGGGAGTTGGCCTCACGAACAAAAATGTCTCGGAACTACATTTCAGACATAGAGAACGGCAGATATACACCCAGCGTTTCCACCTTATCTAAGATTGCAGAGGTATTAGAAGTGGATTTTTATTTTGCTAAAAAATGACGGAAATACAAGACAAATTATTAGGAGGCAACCATTCATGAAACCACTAGATGCACGTATCAGCTTTTATCTACGCAAGGTAAACGGATCATTCCGCAGCTTAAATCCATACCGTCATAACCGACTCATGTCATACAAAACTGAGCTTAACAGACGTTGTGAGGTCGCTTGCAATGAGCGCTAAAAATCCACACGAACAGTACGAAGCTCCAATCATCCTCGTAGCGATCGCAAGCTGGTTTGTCTGCATGTTCATATTAATTTGAGGAGGTGAAACCATGAATAAGCAAATCGAAAACAACTTCACGCATCACAGTCCTACACAAGAACAAATTTCGAGGTACCAGAAAATCCGTAATGAAGCTTTAATCTTGGCTATGTTAATTGACGGAAAATGCCCGAACAGCCGAGAAAAGTCATTAGCCATGACTAAGCTTGAAGAGACAGTTATGTGGGCCAATGCAGCGATAGCAAGAAATGAGTAAGAAGGGGAGGTAATGAGTTTGGACGAAAAAACGCTTCTTTATATGGAAGAGCGGGTTAAGAAAGGAAATGCAATAAAAGCTGAAGTTGATCATTTGCTGGAGATAAAGGAGAAGCACTGTTCATCTATTCATAAAGTCGCTTTATCTAACGGAAATGATCTTTATGCAAGTTTTATAGAGAGAAAGGATAATATAAGATTTGTTCTTTCTTTAGAAGAAACCTTATCCAATGAGATTGACAAAGAAGTCGCTTTGCTACAAGAAGAATTTGACAAACTTTAGGAGGGGTATTTTGAAGGTATTATTTAAGGAACTTACTCTCAATAACCACAAAAGCCACCAGCATCTCCACGTTAACTTTGGCGAGGTAACAGAGATATCTGGCGACAATGCGTGGGTAAATCAACTATTTTGTTTAGTGCTTGTTGGTTATTATACGGCACAGATGCCGTTGGAAGCAAGATGGATCCGTCACCTGTTAATTACGAGTTTGATGAGTCAAAGGTTTCATTACTTCTAAATGTTGACGGTAAAGACATTCTGCTCGAGCGGGGGATCGTCAAAGGCAAGAACAAGGTTTGGATCAATGAGGTCCCTAAAAAAGCGACGGAATTCTCGGAACTGGTGGATTCTCTGTTCGAAAAAGAGCTGTTCTTTTCGCTGTACAACCCGCATTACTTCTTTACGCTTCACTGGGAAAAACAGCGGTCAATGGTCCTGCAATACGTGACCCCACCTGCTAATAAAGAGGTGCTAGCGGCATTGCCTAAACTACAAGCGGACAAGCTAGCCAGTCTTATCAAAAAGTATACGCTGGATGATCTCAAAAAATTACACTCAGAGCGCAAAAATAAATTGGAAAAGGAAGCCCATCGTGCTGACGGATCCATTCAGACATATGAAAATATGCTTGGAATGATTGAAGTAGATTCTGACAACGATGAAACTTTGAAACAGCTACAGGAATTAGAAGACAAATCCCGTGAGCTTGAAACAGCTTGGGAAAACGTTGAGAAGACCAATCGTCCTTACAAAGACAAACTCTCAGAATTGGAGAACGTTAAAGCAAAGATTGATGTCTCTAAAGAGGGATGGGGTCCAATAAAGGAAGAGGTTATCAAGACGCATTGTCGTTGCTGTGGGCAGGAGTTGGACGAAGATTCAAAACTAACGGCGGAAGAAGTATTAGAAAGTAAAAAGAAAACCTATTTGACTAAGCATAAAGCGCTGGTGTCACAAAAAGAAGCTATTTTTGAAGCGCTTGAGGAATTGCAATATGTGGAACCAGAAGAAGCTAAACAAGCTTTTATAGCGGTTGATCGTCAGATCCCTGATTTACAAAAGAAGGTTCGTTCCCATCAAGAATACAAACGACTAAATGATCAGGTTAGCGCAGCCAAAGATCATAAAAAACAAACGATCGATGATCTGAACGAGTCCATTTTTATTCTGGATGCTGTGAAAGCATTTTTGGCCAAAGAAGCCGAGCTACAGGGCGAAAAAGTACAAGCCCTCTTTGAGACTCTATCAGTGAGACTCTTTGAAACTCAGAAAAACGGCGAGATCAAGCCATCATTTGTCGTGCAGATGGATGGCAAGGACTACAACAAACTGTCCTTATCAGAGTCGATTAGAGCGGGCTTGGAGCTACGTGAGGTCTTGTCTGAGCAGTCCGGCATTATAGCCCCTACGATCGTTGATAACAGCGAGAGCATCACCAAGTTTAAAGGTCCATCTGGACAGCTGATTATGAGTCGTGTTGTTGCCAGCAAAGAGTTAGAGGTGACAGCAGATGAAGAGCGGTAAACGGCTCACAAAGGCTCAAAAAATGCTGCTTACTTCTTACAATCTTAACTACGAAAACTGGCTAGTAATCAAAAACCTTGACCATGAGCTACATCTCGTGCACCGCCATACAAACAATACACGCGTATTACCGAAGGATGATATAGATGTCAAATCTACAATTAACGCCGGAAATTAAAGAACAGTTTAGCAATGAAGTTGTTGAGGTTATGAAGAACACGTTTGCAAAAGATGCTACAGATTCCGAGTTTGTCATGTTTGCTCATAAAGCTGCTAACTACGGACTGGATCCGTTTAAGAATGAAATCTTCTTCATCAAGTACGGGACCACTGCCCGCATTCAATTCGCAGCAGAAGCATTTCTTTCAAAAGCTAGAGAAAAAGAAGGGTTTCAGCCCCCTAACACACAGATGGTCCACGATAATGATGAATTTATAGTTGAATCGGACGAGGACGGAGCAATGAAAGTAACTAAGCACAAAATTTCGTTTCCGAGAGGCAAGATCATCGGTGCTTACTCGGTAGCATATAGAGACAACTATCGCCCAGTAACGGTGGTTATGGATCGTGAAGAGATTAGTCACATGTTCACGGGAGCTAATAAAGATAACTGGAATAAATACACTGCTGATATGTTCGGCAAGCATGTACAGCAGCGCGCGTTAAAACGTCAGTACGGTCTCGAATTCGACGATGAGACGATCACAGGCGGTGAACCTGTTCCTGAGTATAAACCAGACCGCAAAGACATCACGCCAGAAGCGCCGGCAGAGAAGAATGAAGAAGATAATAACAAGGCTGAACCTCCTGCTTCAGAAAATGCTGAAGAGCCGACACAAGAAGATCAAGAAGCATCTGAAAGGGAAGCTTTGACGGATCAAATCAAGGCGAATTTTAAGAACCTAGGCATCACAAATAAAACTGCTCGTGGTGAATTCTTCGATGAACACGGAGTTACTTTCGAGGATCCTCAAAAGCCTACTTCGCAGGAAATGGTAGGACTAATCAACATCCAAAAGATGGTCATGGAAGAAGAGAAGAAAAGCGATGACCTCTCATGAAGGTGAATATTCTTGAGTCAGGATCCAAAGGGAATTGTATAGCTTTAACGGCTGATGACGGCACCAGTATCTTAATTGATGCTGGTGTAGCCAAAACAAAGATTGAGAAGCGTTTGCTTGAAGTTGGGGTGAGGGTCGATCGGATACACGCAATATTTATCACACACGCTCACGGTGATCACATTAGAGGGCTTCCGTTGGCTGATAAATATTCAATCGATGTATGGGCAACAGAAGGTGAATTCAAGAGCATAAAAACGGTGGATGAAGAGGATAGAAATATCCTCAATCCTTATCAGAACACGATATATGACTTCGAGGGATACGGTGACTATTTCAGTGTCAGTTCCTTCTCTGTTCATCACGACGCTCTTGAACCAGTTGGGTATACAGTTTCAACTTATAACAAACAAGTAGCAGTTTGCTTAGACACCGGAAAAGTCGATGAAGAGATGATCGATGCAATGGGAGGATCAGACACCTACATCATAGAGGCTAATCACGATCCCACCATGTTGGAGCACTCAATTTATCCTCCATCGGTCAAAGCTCGTGTTGCTTCGCATATCGGACATTTGTCAAATGAACAAACAGCAGATGCCCTCTCTAAGCTCATCAAGGGCAAAGGCGAGCGCATATACCTTACGCATCTATCAAGTAAAAACAATATGCCGGCACTGGCTAAACTGACTGTCAAACGGCGACTGAAGCAACTAGGGTACGTTGCAGGCAGGGACTACGAAATTGAGGTGGTTTGAAATGAGGATAAAGATTCTAGTGAATATTAAAGGTAGCCCCGTGATTATGAAAGGCTCAGAGCACGAAGCTCGTAAAGTAAAGGGGAAAACGCCAGGAGTTATAGGTATGATCCCCGATTTCCAAATTATATCGGGACAAAACATGGGCGATATCGTTACGCATATGGACGCTATCGTAATTGAAGAATCGTATTCAAAGGATGAATATGACAACATCGTTAAGGATAACGAGGATTTATTAAAGAAACTGTCAGATCAAGCGCAGGACAAAAGCGAGCTTACAACTGATTACAACAAAATCAAGGCTGACTGTGACGATCTTGTTCTTGAAAATACCCGTCTCAAATCGGAAATGGCTGAGACGGAACAGTATTATCTCAAAAAGTTAGATACTCAGAAGCTCGTACTACCTGATGATGTTTGCTCAGAAATTCAAGCATTGCTAGATGATGGTGCTTTTAGGACGAGCATTGTTGCCGGAGCTGTTCCGAAAGAAATGAATAGGGCTATTGTTCGGTTCGTACAAAGAAGCAAAGAAGACCGAGATCTCTTGTTCGATGCTTTAAGTAAAGGTTTTATTTCTGAATCCGAAGACCGCAAAAACGTGGCTCAAGACTGGTATGACAAAGCCGTTGTTAGCAACAATCAAGCTGCAATTGAATTAGCCCAAGGTATGGCAAAAGACCTCGGGATCACCCTGAAAAAGTCGTCATAGGAAGTGAGGTGAATGCAGGGGTATATCAAAGACTTTCGTAAAGAGCTCAACAGCGATATATGGCAGATGCCGCCCCTGTATTACAAGGTGTGGCAGTGGCTGAAATATATGGCGAGTCATAAAGATACGCATGTACCGATGAGGGACGGAAGTAAAATGCCACTAAAAAAAGGGCAGCTACTAACGTCTCTTACCAATATATCAAACGGTGTTGGCCATAAGTACAACAATGCTTTCATCAAACCCGACACCCGCACGATAAAACGTATTTTAGAGTGGATTGAATCGAACGAAATGATTGTCATTGAGAAGGGTAGAAAAGGCCGTCAATATCATCTCATTACAATCAAGAATTGGGAGGCTTATCAGATAGAAGAAAAGCCTCCTCCTGTTGAAGATACGAAGTCAGTTTCTCAGCCTAAAAATAAAAAGGATCCCAAGCCTCAGTATGACAAGGAAAACACGTACTACAAGATGGCATCTTACTTCAAAAGTCGTATAGATGAGATGGCAAAGTCTGAAGGTCTTGGAGAGATCACCAAACGTTCCAACATGCAAACTTGCAGATGACATGCGAAAGCTCGTAGAGATCGACGGGCTGATAAGCGGACCGTAAAAGACGTTATGGATTGGGTTGTAACGGATGAATTTTGGAAGGCGAATGTTCAGTCTGGGGAAAAGCTTCGAAAGCAGTTCTCAAAGCTCGCAATTAAGATGAAGCAGGAAAAGCAACCGGTACAAAAGAAAGCGCCCGCCGATCCACGAGACATTGAAATTGCTCGTAACAAATGGATAGCTGAAGGGGGAGATCCACGTGAATTTAAGTACGACAGATAATGCAATACAAGCTGAGCAGTCGGTTTTAGGAGCCGTATTTATAGACCCGCAAGTCATGGACGACATCACCTTTTTAGAGTCTCGCGATTTTCTAACTGACCAGCACCAAAAAATCTATGAAGTTATGAAATATCTGGATAGCCGGAGCAAACCTATAGACCTCACAACGGTAACAGCTGAGTACCAAAAGTACGGACGTATGGATGAGAGCGGCGGTGTGTCTTATCTGACAGATTTGGCGGGTTCAGTTCCATCTACAGCTAACACCATTCATTATGCCCGCATCGTGCGCTCAGCGGCTCACAAGCGCAGAGGGGCAGACATCGGAGCTCAAATTATAGCCTTAACGGACCAAGATTTTGAGAGCGATGAGGATTACTTTTCCGCAGCTGAATCACTTGTTCAGCAAATGCGCCCGATCGAGGAGGGCCGCATGAAAAACTTTGCTGAAACAAGAGACGATTATATGATCTATCTTCAAAAAGATGCATTAGGTGACTTCATCAAGACCGGCTTTAATAAATTCGATGCCTGGTCAAACGGTATTGCTCGTGGTTGGCTGTTTGTCTCTGCTGGGCGACCTTCTGTAGGTAAAACAGCAATGCTCCTACAACGGGTATACGGCGTGGCTAAACAAGATGCGGGGCCCGTGCTTATTTACTCGCAGGAAATGGGCGAGAACCAGCTAAAAGACCGTATTGTTTCAGCAGTAACGGGTATCCCTCTTAACCGGATAAAGAACAAAAATCTTGAGTCATATGACCTTCAGAAAATCAGCGACTTGTACGATGAGCTTGAAAAGTTGCCGATTTTTATCCAAGACAGCGCCGGCGTTTCGATGGATACGGTGAGAGCAACCGCTAAGCGTTTTAAACGCAAGCACGGCAAAGTGGCTATGATCGCCGTAGACTACCTGCAAATCATGTCCATTCCACAAGCAAAAGGCGAGCTCAGGACGACAGCAATCGGTAAGGTGACATCAGCTGCTAAACAACTAGCTCGTGACATTGACTGTTGCTTCATGATGCTATCTCAGATGACTAGGGACAGTGATAAAACAAAGGTAAACCTCAGTTATCTGACCTCAAGGAATCATCTTCAATTGAGCAGGATGCGGACGTGGTTGAGTTCCTTTGGCGTGATGACAACGACACTCACATTGCTGGACCCGTCGTGCAACAGTTCATCGCAAAAGGACGAGATGTAGGTATTAATGAGTTCCGCTTGTTATTCGAAGGCTACATCCAAAAATTCACGGAGTTGCGTGCAAATGAAGAAGATTGAAACGGATGAACAACGTGAGAAAGCACTCGCTTTTCTTGTGGAGACAGCGGATGAACTCGAGCACCCACTATTGCCGGAAGAAGAGCGGGCAAAAAAGCACAAGCTATTTGACTATGTATCTGAACAAATTCAAGTTTATAACCGAAAATTTTATGCAGGCTTAGATTTCCCACCGGATGAGCCTGTTCAACCAAATATAGAGCCGGAACCACAAAGGGACTGGCTCGGAATGTGAGGCTATTATGAATTCTTTCATTGAACAGATAAATGCATGCCAAACAATGGACGAGCTAAACAAACTTAGAGATCCACTTGTTGAAGCTGGTAAGAAAGATTCAGACCTCTTTTTCATATCACAGAAAGCTTTTCGCAAGAAGAAAGCAGAACTACAGCAGGGATCAGTCCAATGAGATTTCTCGGTATAGATCCATCAACCAAAACAGGATTTGTCGCTCTATCTGGCACTGGTCAAATCATCAAAGCCAAAGAGCTCACGGGGATTGGTGACAAAGACCCTAAGCGGATGCGTACCATGATTCATGACGTAGCAGCACACATGCAGCCTAACGATCACGTTGGTATTGAGGGCTTTGGCTTTGCATCACAACAGGCGGTGCAAAACGGCGGCATTGGTTGGGGTATCCGTATGATGCTCGATGCTAAAGGGTTTAATTATCTGGACATTGCCCCTAACACCGTTAAAAAGTATGTACACGTTACAGGTTGGGTTGGAGAAAAAGGCAATAAACAACGTATCTCTGGACCGCACAAAAAGAAAGCCGTCATTAAAGCAATCAAGACGCACTACAACCTCACATTTCCTTCAGACAACGTAGCTGATGCCTTCTTGATCGCTCGCATAACTTTGGATTTGTGGAAAGCTAAAAACGGCTATAAGCAGACGTTGCTACCGTACCAGCAGGAGGTATAGACTCGTTTCTTAATCCTAAAAAACCGAAAAACAAACGCAAGAAGGTGAAAGCGTGAGCGAATCATACGGCAAGGATAGCAGGGCTAGACGTGCTGAAAACACTAATAATAAATCTGACTTTAATTCTGATGTGAAGACATCTCAATGGACGCCTGAGCAGATGCGAGCGCATATGCAAAATTTAAAGGGAGGAAAACCCATGAAAAAGGAACTAACTATCGACCGGTACCGTCAACACAAAGAAGACGATGGCATGCCAGATCATAAGATTATGAAAGAGTACGGCCTTAATCAACCTGAGCTTACAAATTGGAAAAGAAAGAATGGGTTGAAAGGGATGTCCAATTACTCAGTATCGAGCAAGAAACCTTCACTACAAGAGACCGCAGAGATACTAGCAGCGGAAGAACCAAAAGCTGATGTTGAATTCAAAAGTGACGAAGATCCTCCTAATCACGATCTTCTCGAAGAATACCAAAAAGCAATTGTGGCTTTGAAAGAAGAACTTGATCAGCTTCGTGCTCAACGAACAGAAGACCAGTCAACAATAGAAAGTTAGAAGAACAATTTGAGGACATTAGGAGAAACGTTCAACAGGACCGGGAATTTATCACAAGAAAAATGGATGAAGCCAAGCGTTATAAAAGTCTTTATTTAGCCACTGCTGAAAGCCTTCGCCAACATCTTCCGGAGGTGCGCTATGAGCCAGTTACGTAAAGCTTTAATCATCCAGGAGATGCACAGTCAGCAATTGTATTTATCGAGAGATGGCCGGTTGTTTCATGAGCTGTCGTTAAATGAATTGGAAACTGAGCGGGTGCGTGTGCCGGAGTTGATGGAGTTAGGGGGAGTTGCAAATTGAAACATGAAACCTGGTTCACTAAAGCTCTGGATCACTTACCCCCAAAAAGTTATATCCATTGTAATTATTCATTCTCGGTTAAACGAGGCATGCATTTCATTGCTAGAAAATATTGGAATGGTCCTTACTGTCCAAAATGTGGGACTAGACTTAGATAAGGTGGCGTGAAAAATGACCAAGGAAGAAGCAATCCAAAAAGCGCTCGAAATGGGCGCAGATATTGATATAACACTTGAGGCTGAAACCGAAGCGGAAGCTTGGGTAAAAGCTAAGGCATTCAGTAACTTCAGAAACGGTCATTTTTATAAGGATGAAAGCGAGGACGGATCCACCAAGTGGCTTGATTTTGACACTGAACAAGACTTGGAAATCACGATATTTTTTGACGAAGATGATGACGATGACGGAGAACGAGCTAACAAATCTGACTCACCTCATTATGCTTCTTACTAAGGGCGACACGGAGTGATGGCAATGAGCCACAAACGAATTTCACTAAGCGTTATGCTTCTACGATCCTAAAAAAGATCGTGATTGAAATACAAGCAAATCAGAAGAGGAAAAGATCGAGCCACGGATAAAAAATTGGCAACGGCTGAGTCAGCAAGCGCTGTAAGAACATGCGTCATTGGAGAGCGGCAGGAGATATGGAGTTTTTTCATGCTGAGACTGAGAAGGGCTTCAGTGACTTGAAAGATCTTGATGATCTGACGGGTTGGAGTGGCAATTTGCATCAGAGTCGGTTCAGTTTCATTGAAGAAAAATATGCTGCCATTTTAGACGAGTATCTTGAGCGTTATGGGAGGTGAGCGGATTGATCAGAGAAACTTCATTGTTCCGTGAGATCATAGTTGACAATTTTGCTGGCGGTGGTGGAGCTTCCTCGGGCATTGAGCAAGCGACTGGACTTAATGTGGACGTGGCTATTAATCATGACATTGGGGCTATTTCCATGCACAAGGTAAACCATCCCCACACTGAGCACTATTGTGAATCGGTTTGGGATGTAGATCCAGTAGAAGTGGTTAGAGGAAGAAAGGTTGGGTTGTGTTGGCTTTCTCCCGATTGTAAGCATTTTTCAAAAGCCAAAGGTGGAAAACCATTAAACAAAACTATTCGTGGGCTTGCTTGGATTGCTCATAGATGGGCAGCAAAAGTAAGACCGAGAGTTATAATTCTTGAAAATGTAGAGGAGTTTCAGACATGGGGACCTCTCGCAGAAGACGGGAAACCAATTGTTGATAAGAAAGGCAGTATATACAATTCGTTCGTTAGGCAATTAGAAAAGAAGGGATACGAAGTTGATTGGAGAGTATTAAGAGCTTGTGACTACGGTGCTCCAACTATCAGAAAAAGGTTCTTTTTAATCGCTCGTTGCATGGCAAACCAATTATCTGGCCAGATCCAACACATGGCGATCCTCAAAGTTCAGCGGTAAGTCATAGGAGTTTGAAGCCTTGGAGATCAGCTGCAGAAATTATAGATTGGTCCTTGCCTTGTCCTTCAATATTTGAACGCAAGAGACCACTTGCTGAGAATACAATGCGAAGAATTGCGAAAGGAATTAAGCGTTTTGTGGTCGATAATCCTGAACCATTTATTACTACTTCTAAAAATGAGGTCGCGCTGGTTTCACCGTTTTTAACAAGCTATTACACAGAGACTGTATCTAATGAAGTACGTGGTCTAGATGTTAACGGACCACTACACACAATCAGCACGGCAAATCGTTTTTCATTAGTGGCTACATTCTTGGCAAAACATTTTGGCGGTATGACTGGTACTGAGATTACAAACCATTGCCTACAATCACAGCTCGCGGTACACAAACGCAACTGGTGACCAGTCACCTCTCCATTTTGAGAAATAATCAATATGGACAATCACTTGATGAACCTTTACCAACAATTACTGCCGGGGGAAATCATGTAGCAGAAGTTCGGTCATTCTTAATAAAATATTACGGTCAAGGTGTCGGCAGGATCTTAATATCCCGTTGCATACCATTTCAACGAAAGATCGTTTTGGCTTGGTCAATGTTGCCGGTGAAGAATATCAAATTACTGATATAGGCATGAGAATGTTGCAACCACACGAGCTATTTGCGGCACAAGGTTTTCCCAGCGATTACATCATCGATCGAGATTGCGAGGGAAAACCTTTCCCAAAAACACACCAAGTAGCAAGGTGCGGTAACTCTGTTCCCCCGCCTTTTGCAAAAGCACTAGTTGAAGCAAACTTACCTGAACTTTGTGATGTAAATAGAGAAATTGAGATTGCTATTTCTTAAAGGAGGCGGCAAGCGATGAGTGAGCAACTGTATCAAACGACCGACTTTGCTTATATTGCCAAGGAGAGACGCATAAAACTGTTTGCTGGCGATGTGATCAAGATATGCAAAAGAGTAAGCGACAGGTGACAAAGATATTATTGATTAAAGACCATCGTAAAAGGATCGAAGGGCGATGAGTAGGGATTATAAATTCATGGTCTACGATAAAGGCACTAATACAACACACATCGTAGGTGAGGATCGACACGATAGCTTGCACGTAATAGATGGAGTGGTTGAGTATTACAACCTCCAAAATGGTGAGGGAAGCGGTGAGGACGGTGAATATATACTGATGCAATGCACCGGCTCAAAGATATAGAGCAATTTGAAGAACCAAAAGATCTATACACTGGCTACATTGTTAGAATGCACCAATTTTTGTTTGATGGTACTGAGTATGAAAATGAAATTACAGGCGTTTTGGAGTATGAGGAAGAACTAGCCTGCGTTTGTTTAACCAAGATGCAACAAAAGGATATTCAAAAGCACATGGGATACGAGGATGATCAAGATGGATTTGAGGGAGAGAAAGTCCCTGTCTGTAATTTCCACGGGCTACATGAATGCAGTTGGACTTATCTAGGCAACATCTACGAGCATCCCCATTTGTTGGAGGCTGAGTAGGAATGAATAAACTTCTTGGCATTCTCCTCAATGTAATCAATCCGCTGTTGTTGGCTGTACTGGTGGTTATCTTTATCTACAAAAACCACATCACCGTAACTTTGGATTTGCATCTATTTACAACGATCGTTGTGTTGTTGTTACTAAGTATGTATGGAGCAATATCCTTTAGATTGAAAGGATGGCACTAAATGAATAGAAAACCAGATCCACATGAAAACATTGATTTTTACAATGCTTATGCTGAGGCGATCGAGGAAGAGAATCATCGGACTACAATTTAAGCTTAGGACGGAGCCATACCATGCCAAAAAAATCACTCAATTTATTGTTTAAATCTCAACAAAAAGATGACAAAAAAGAAGTGCTCAAATTTGAATTGCACGGGGATGAGGAGAACACCAATGACCTACATCTTCTAGCCGGCGAAATGGTCAATTTTGAAATTAATAATTGCGATGCAGGCATGACGACCGCTGAGTTTGTATCCATTCAAAAGGACTCCAAAAAGACCGTCCTCAAGTTCGCCATTAAAGGTGACAGCGACGAGAAAGCACGTCAGCTATACGCCTTTGCAGGACATGATGTGACGCTGATCATTGAGCCTGCTCAAACAAGCCTGGAGGACTTCGAGCCACCTCATGAGGCATCGAATATAGCGTGTCTGAAGACGGAACTGCCTCGGTTAAAAAGGAAGATGATGGCTATGAGCAGACATCGCTAGAAAACACATTGAGTCCAGAGGAAGAAGATGCTTTAAATGAGTCAGATGAAGACGATGAAGATAAGGGCAAGAAGAAAGACACGGTGCTCCATCTGACGACGATTTGCCGTTTTAAATAAGGGGATGAGTGACTATGATATTTGAGCTTCCAGAGCTGGATCGCAAACAGACTAAAACAGCCGTACAAGCAGCTCTCGAAAAGTACAGGCTGTACAAGTATCTTTCTTTCGATGAGCGTGAGGCGTCAATCACAGCATCTTCAGAGGTTAGATATCACGGTCCCACTAATGAAACGAGTGATCAGACAGGGGATATTGCGGCTTATAACGCAGACAAACAGCGTGAACGTGATCAGTATTGCGAGAGGATCGAACGGGCAGTCAAACGACTGCCCTCTCTCGAGAGGTTTTTGATCGAAAAGCGTTACATGGTCAATGACTCGGAGTACAAAACAGATCAAGCAATTTACAACTTTGAGTTTCAACCACCAATCAGCCAAGGGACTTATCAAAAATTACGTTGGAAAGCATTCTACAAACTAGCTTTAAATCTCAACATACAAGTGGAAAAATGAGGTGAAAACAATGAGCAAATCGTTGACTGAGTACCCAGAAGTCATGGAGCCGAAGCACGTTCAAGAATTTTTAAATATAGGAGAAAAGCAGACCTATGAATTACTCAACTCAGAACCTAAACCATTTCATTATATTAGGGTAGGTCGGCGTATAAAAATCTCAAAAGATGCATTTGAAAAATGGTTCACAGGCACTCCATGACGGGGTGCTTTTTTATAAAGTAAACGCTAATTAGTTTGAGAATTGGAGAGAAACGGGTTATATTCAAATGGACATTGAGTGTGACAGACAGTTACAGAAAGAACCGTTATTCCCCATAATTCTCTGGCTTTTTAGCATTCAAAATCATTAGGAGGTTTTGTAATGCCGGTTTACAAAAACGAAAAGGCAAAGGGAAATAAGTGGTATTATTCCTTAAACTACAAGGAGAACGGGAAGTTTAAATCAACAACAAAAAGGGGGTTTAAGACCAAGAAGGAAGCTGAGGCCGCTCTGGTGGAAATCCAAGATCAGATCAATAAGGCATGTACGTAGAGCCTACAAAGATGCTCTATTCGGAGTTCATGGATACTTGGCTAAGTGATAAAAAAACGTATATAAAAACCAACACATTAGAGACGTACACGTATTTAGTGAATCGTTTCATTATACCTGCACTAGGCAGTATCCAATTACGCAAAATGACACCTAGAGATATCCAGGGCTTTTACAACGATTTAAAGAGCACTCAGAGGCTGTCAGACGAGAATATAAGAAAGATACACACCTTAATCAATGACTCGCTCACTAAAGCCATGAAGTGGGAGTTGACTACCAAGAACCCTGCTTTTCTTGTGGATCCACCGAAGGTAGTTAAGAGGGAGATTGAGGTTTGGGATGAAGATGAAATTCATCGATTTCTTAAAGTGGCCAAAGGATATCGTTACTATCAAGTGTACCTCTTAGCGCTAACATCAGGCATGAGACAGGGGGAAATTCTTGGGCTTCGTTTCAAGGATATTGACGAGGATAACAGCACATTGGCGGTTGTTCAGACGCTCTCTCATCAAGGCAAGGTATTGTCTGTAGGGGCTAAAACTTCAGCCGGAAACAGGCGTATTGCTTTAGATGATAAAACACTAAATAGCATTATAAAAGTGAAGCAAAAGTATAAACTTGAGAAGCTGGAAGCGGGTCCGCTTTACAATGATCATGATTTAGTATTCAGGACAACGATCGGAACGCCTGTTTCACCCAGGAACATCCTCAGAACGTTCTATACCATCATTGAAAAAGCTGGGGTCAAGAAGATAAGGTTTCATGATTTGAGGCATACACATGCTAGCTTGCTCCTTAAACAAGGAGTTAACCCTAAGATCGTATCTGAGAGACTCGGACATGCTAATGTGCGCATTACACTGGACACGTATAGTCATGTCTTGCCTAACCTGCAAAAGGATACGGCCGAGGAATTCGGAAGATTGTTCTATGGGACAAGCTAA